ATAGACCATCGCAGAATCGAGCGTGGTCGAGTTGGTGGACGGGTAGAAAATCCAGACGCGATTTGTCTGGCGGTCAAAAATGCACTGAATTTTGTAGCGATACGCCGGGTTCGAGTTGGCATAGAACCATTCCCGCACCTGACCCAATCCGATAGGAACGGGGCGCGAGCCGTCGAATAGCCATAGATTATCCTGCCCCACAATGAAGTGAGCGCCGCCAATATCCGTCCATGCGTCCTGACCGACACAGCCGGCATCACCGCCAGGTACTTGCGCCCAATCCCAGACAGAGGGCGCGCCGACAAACTGCCCCAGGAAAATAGCCTTGTCTTTGTAGGCGACCGCGTAATCACCCAGCTTGCCCCCTGCGGTGATCTGGCCAGGGGCCGATACTAGCTGACCTGTCGCGCAGAGAGCAGTAACGCTAGGCGTCCAACTCGTCTCATCAAACGTGGCGCTGCACCACCATCGGTTAGGAGATGCCCCATAGGTGGCGTCTGAAGTATTAAGCGCCATGACAAACGAGCCAACACTGAAAACAATCTTTGCTTTGGGTGCCGTGGCAATATCTGCGAACGCGCCTGACGTACTGCGCTGCATTGTGTCGGTCAAGTTCGATGCTATCGTTGCATTGCCAAACTGCGTATAGCTCCAGCGTGTCTCAATGCCACCAGTGTAATTTCCTGCCCTCGTGACGTCTGTCCAGGTTCCGCCCGAGAGTTCATAGAGCTTGGAGGCCGTCCCCGCAATGATTCGCCGAGTATCGTCAAGTTTAGTCACCACCACCGCGCCAGCGCAAGCGGCAGCAAGTGCCGGGGTAGATGCTGGAGTCAAGGTTGAAGGTGCACCGGCCATGCCCGTTTCATAGGGGATGAAGTTGACGCACTGGGTAATGATGCCCGGTGTCACGGGGTCGGCATCCGGAGAAAAACCGATCAACTTATCCATTTTGATTAACCTCGGCGCGGGCGAATTTGGAGGGACCCGCTAGACGGCTGCCCACGGCGTTCAGCAAAGCGTCTAGCTGACTCCAGCGCCAGCGTCACGCTTTGCGATAGGGTAGCGATCTCGCCCGCGTCTCTCAGATAACGGGCCGCTTCAAGACAAGATGCGTAGAGATAAAGCTCAGACGCATTGTCCAAAATCCAGTTTGTCGCCACCGATGCTGACAATGGCTGAATCTTGGGCGTGTAAAACAGCGTGTAAGCCTGCCCAACACCCGCACCGATAATTCGTATTTGGTTATTTTCCAGCGCGTAATACTGGGGATGCGTGTTCACCGTTGACGGTACATCGGCCACGTCCATGTAATCGAGGTTCGTAGTCCACGAGCCATGAGATACGGTGATCTTGGCTACCGATCCAAAGTCTGTCGGCAAGGTTCCATAGCCCCCGGCAATCGTGGTTCCAGCAACGGAGACTTGCAGCTCTTGAACGTTCAGCTCCCGAAACAGATATGACTCCGCAAGCTCGATAAAGCCGGGTATCTGCGAAGTCAGATTGTCGCGGTGCAGATAGTCGGCTACCCCGGACTTGAGCGTGGTGTAATTCATGTCACTTCAGAAACTTGTCAAACGTGACCAGCCTCGGATTGGCTTTCAGCCATAGCAGCATCTGCCGCTTGCGCTCTTCCGCGCCAGCATAAGTCTGATTGATGCGCGTTACCTCTGCCATCGGCACAATACCGACAAAGTGACCATCGCCCCAGCGGTCGCCAGCGGTCGATGTTCGCGCCGAAGCCGCATATTCGAGCAGCGGCTCAGCGTCGTAACTCAGCTTCGTGACGGCCTGGTCGCCCTCGAGCGTGATCTCTCGACGGATGCCGAAAGCGTTGAAGCCTTCATCAATCGTGACGTTGGATTCCAGTTCCATGTCAAATATCCTCGCATGGGGAGACTTGCACAGTACCCGCCGCAGCCTGTTGAATCGCTGCAATGTGCGTGCATCGACCCGTTGCCATGATGAGAGCCTCGCCCGGCTGCACGACGGCATCGGTAGCCACTGCCGTTTGTGCGCCATTGCCCACTCGGACACATGCAGCAGCCGAAGCAGTGATGCGCACAAAGAGCGGCACGGTGCCGTCTAATCGCAGCGGGATGGTTGCCCCGGCTGAAGCGGCGCCGGTCGTGATGTTGATGCCGGTTGCAAAAATTTGTAGTGCCATGACGTTCCTCGTGTGAATTTTTAGGGGCATCACACCCCATTGGAGAGCTTGTGGCGATCTCTAAGCCACTACACCATTAAGGGGTCAAATTGGCGATCTTCGAAATTGCTGTAGGAGCACGCACCGCCAAACAACAGTCAGCGGTAATCAGCACCTTGTCACTGTCGCCGGTCTTGGCCAGGTCAACGGTCTTGAAGCCGTCGAGGAAAGCCAATTCCATGTAGTCAGTGTTAAGCACGTAGGCGGTATCGGAACCGGCCAAGAGGTAGTGAGGAACCACGGAGATAGCACCGAAGTCACTCATGTACACCTCTGCGCCGCCGACCACAACACCTTGCTGCTTGCCCTTGACTTCAAAGCGGTTCTGAGCAATCGAGGCGAAAGCAGAGAACAAGCCTTTGTGAGCCGGGGACACCACCAACATTTCAGCGAACTGGCCTGAAGTGGTGTAGATGTTCTGGCAAGCGGTATCCAACAATGCCTTGGTGAAGGTGCGGTTAGTACCTGCGGTGACAGCCGCAGTCGGAGCGCCAGAAGTCCATGCAGCAGTAGCGCCAGCGCCGTTATGCAGCGGATTGGACACAGCCTGCACACCCAAGCCGCCAGACTGGCCAGCGACCGAAGTCGTAGCAGCGATGGCGACTTGCGTAGGCGACAGCACCATTGCTTCGATGTTGCGCTTTAGCTCCAGCATTTTCTTGCCCTTGAGGTAGGGCAACTCCATCGTGCGGCCAGCCTTTTTCACGATGTTGGCGCGGCGAGAAACGCCGACCGTACCGTTAAACACTTGCAGGTGATTGCCCAGACGCAGGGTTGCGACTTGAGCGTCAAGCGTGGCGTCGTCGCCGTCGATCATCTTGTTAGCCGGGTTAGCAGCAGCCAAGCTGTCAGTCTGCCATTCATGGAAGTCGCTCACCGCAGTGACTCGGCCCATTGCGGACGAGATAGGCGTCTCTGATGGGGAAGTGTTGAAGATTTTGTCAATCAGGTCTTCACGGTTTCCCTTGAGGGAGGCCTTCTGATATAGATTGGTAGGTACAGTCATTTAATTCTCCAGAGTTACCGCAAAAATGCGGCGAGATCATTCAGTTTTGCCCGCCCGGACTTGAACTTAGCGTCCAACTCTCGGTCACGGCGTTCGTTCGCGGGTTGTGCTTGTCGTGTTGGCATACGGGGTGCGGCTTGCACTTTCTTGGTGACATCAGCCTTTTGGGCCTTCAGTGCGCGGTATGCAACAGCATCACGCATCACTTGCACCATTCGGTGATCCAGAACGGTTGCCAGTTCTTCTTGTGAAAAACCGTAGTTCTTGTTCACGTCCCCATAAATCTTTGCCAGCTTTGGCTTATCGATGCCCTCCTGCTGGAGTGCCGCCCAGGTATTGCTGAAAAGCTGCGCCTTGCGGTTTTGCTCTGCCTGCTCTGCCTGTTGCGCGGCCTGCTGCTTTTCACCTTGGATTGATTGATCCAGTTGGTTCAAGTAGTTGGCGATCTGCCGCTGCCGCTGGTTTTCTGCCACCCACGCTGCCGGGTCAGAATTGGCGAGCTGCGCCATCTCAGACTCGGACTTTAGACCCGCCATGTTCACAATAGCCGACCGCGTTAGCTCGGCTTGTTGCAGATAGTTCTGGCGGATCTCTTCATGTTTGCTTGTCAGGAACTGCACCGCCTCGCTCTCTCGCGTAGCTAGCGCTTGAGTCTTCTTGGTGTAGTCCTTTTGGCGCATGTAAGATGATGCGAGTTCTTCCGGAGTTGCCTCAATGGTTTCCTCAACGCCATCTTCGCCCTTCACCTTAAAGGTGATTTTCTCGACGGGTGCAGGTTCGGCATCGGATTCATCATCAGACTCTTCCGGTTCGTCGCTGTCGTCGTTTGTAGGTTCGTCGGTTGTCTCTTCCGAGGCCGATTCTTCTACTTCTTCAGCTTCAATTTCCTCTTGTGACTCCTGTGCGTCAGGTTGGTCGAGAAAAGAAGCGAGGTCGCTCAATCCTGATTCGGGTGCTTGCGCTTGTCCGTCCATGATGATTACTTTCTAAAAGCCACCCCTACAGCATGAGAGTGGCGAACAGGCGGGTGTCTATCCCGCAATAGCTACATGCCTAGCCGTTTACCACACGTCGCATGAATTGCCGAGGCTTCGACTCATCGCGCAAATTATCCAA